GTATCGTAATCAATAAAGTTATTTAGACCGAACTCTGGCGGGATTTCCGTGGAGAACGCCATAACGTTTTCGCGGATAGGGTTCGGCATTTTAAGATACACAAACTTAATTTTATCACCCTCGCGAATCAACGGGTAACGTTGTTCGAGACCGTGTCGTTTGATGTAGTGATTATATAGCAAAGCCGCACGAACAGCCATCGGAGTCTTCGGTGCATAGATCGGAGAACCAGCATACTGCTTCATACCAGACACGCCACGAGGAAACGCAATCGCTGAAACAGGGAATTGGTCGAACGTCTCTTTATACTTAGCGATATACTTTTGCACAGACTTTTCATCACCGTGAAGAATATGATCAACCGACTGACGAAGCTCTTTACGAATAACCGCTGGAGTTGAAGAACGAACCATAGCCAAACCAAGAACCTTTTGCTTTGGAGTAGCGTATTGAACACCTTCAGAGTTATGTACGTTCAACACATAGTTCTTTTTGGCGATCCAAATACCCTTGTCGGCTAACACTTCGCGCTTCATCTGCATCTTCTGTTCGAAGGCATTCATGTAATCAGCGAGGCTTTGATACGTGTTATCAATGAACGGTTGGAAGATTTCCTCGCATACTTTATCCATGTAACGGATTTTCTGTTCGGTAGTCTTACCTTCGCAAGTACGCTCAACCAAAAGTTCCATGGTCAAGTAGATCGAGTCAGTATCAATAGCAATGACGTAGTCTTTGTTATCAGTCTTCAATGCCTTGTTCATGTATTTGTTAAGAGCGTTAGCCATCCACTGAATGGACAACTGACCAGACAATGTAATACCTTCAGCCATACGAATATCGAAGTAACGGAAGTATGCGTTACCCATCGCACCATAAGCGGAGTTCAAAGCAATCTTCATAGCCATTTGAAGGTTATTCAATCGGCTAATCTCTTTACGCAGGTTGTTATTCTTCTTATCGTGTTCGAATTGCTGCTCAACAGCCAACATCTGCTTCTTGAACTTGGAACGGTTTTTGTACATCGTTTCCATCAACTCAGGCATAAACCCTTTGATGTCTTTACGATAGCACCAGCCGTTGGCAGTCATAGAAAGGTCACGGCGGTGAGCGTATGATGTATCAACTTCTTGATTCAACAAGCCATCCACGGTACACGAGATCTTCTCATGAGTCAAAGTCTCTGGAGAGATATTGTACTGCATGATCAAGTGAGGGTACAGTGAGTTCAAGTCAAACGAAGCCACCCACTTATGAGCGCCAACTTGAACGTCTTTAACATACGCACCTTCAAACTGAGCATCTTTTGTGCTGTGAGTCTTCATCGGAATAACGATACCCTTCTTACGAAGGTGGTTATAAATGATGGCGTCCCACATACGAACTTGAGAGTAAACATCTTCAGGGTTAATCTTAGCCTGATATGCCATAGTCAAGTGTAGTTCCAACAGGCGCATCTTATCTTCGAACATATCAACCAACTCAACGTCGTGGATGTTATATTCCACGAACTGTTGCCAGTAGTTTGTATAGAAGTCTTTGAAGCTAGTTCCTGGGTTCTCTTTCTTAGCATCGTTGAGTTCTTGCTCGGCGATGTAGTCCAACTTGTAGGACTCTTGCTTCTTATAGGTGTACTTCTTATACAGCTCAAGATAGTCCAACTGAGAGATACCAGTAATGGTGTAGTGGATTTCCTCGTTACCTTTGATGAAGGTGCGACGTTCGGAGATCATACCCCATGGAGAGAACTTCTTAGCGATTGACTCGCCGAGTTCACGTTCAACACGACGAACCAAATAAGGTACGTCGAAGAAGTCTGTATTCCATCCAGTGATAATATCTGGATAGTTACCTTGCCACCAAATCATGAACTCTTTCAACAGGTGGAGTTCGTCATTACAATGGATATAGACTAGGTCATCGCGGTTATGTACGAATGCGCGAGTACCGAACGTGATAATCTTTTTGGATGTATAATCCTTGACGGTGATCAGTAGAACTTCTTCGTTGGCGGTTTTAATATCAGGGAAGCCACCTTCGGTCTTGGTCTCAATATCAACCGTGAAGATTTTAAACTGTTCGATGTCCCAGTTGATATCGCCGTCATAGGTATCAGAGATGTACTGGTACGCATAATTGGTTTGACCAAAAACAGAAAAGCCTTGGACGCCATCGTATCGTTTAACGAAGTCTCTGGTCTCACGAATTGAGCCAGGTTTTACTTCATCAACATACGTTTCGTCCAAGGTCATAAACTTAGTTCGACTCTTAGAGTTGACATACAGAGTTGGTTGGTAGTCAATACGACGGTTGTATGGACGACCGTTTTCATAACCACGAACCAAGATCTTGTCACCAGCGGCGTGAACGCTTGTGTAAAATTCCATTAAACTTGTTTCCCATACATTAACATCATTGCGTCATATGCGCAATCGTGAACTGGATGATGCTTGATAACTGCGGCACGGTTAAAGGTAGGGTGATCCACCTCGCAATAACCATTGGATGTTCCATATAGAATATCGACAGCCGTTCTTACATCTCTCCACTTATTATAGTCGGTAATTGTTTGTAAGTCAAGTTTACCTGTAAGGTGGTCGATGACGATTTGGTCCAATGAACCACGAGCCCACATTGTTTGTTTGCGAGCTTCAGGAATCATAGCCATGTAATTCATCATATGAGCGATACCATCGGCAGCGGACATATCCTTGGCAGAAGGTTCCAATGAAACGCCACGAATATACTCATGCTGTTTCTTCCACCAATTTAGTGTATCAGGGTCAACCTTGCGACCCATTTTGATTTGCTCTATGGCGTCGAACTTGACAAAGCAAGCATCGTCCAAGAGCTTTTGGTAATCTGGTTTTTCGTTCAGGTCAAAATGAATCAAAGCAGCCGATAGAATGACTGCATTTGAATCAACACCCAACGTTTCAACGTCGAATAAAAACATTCTTAATCCTTATAATCAATGGATGTAAAGTCAGTGGCTTCATCCATTAGTTCCATAGTGTATGATGGGTTCTCTTTGACTTGGTCAAGGAACGACGAGTAAACGGCGTTCATTAAACCACGCATACAATAACTTTGTTTGTGGCAACGGTACACGCTACCACTATATCCACTGAACAAAAGGTAATCACCGTCAACTTCGACATTAGTGACACCGCTGTTCAGTTTCCAGCTTGAACCATACAAGTAACTGCCACCGAAGTTAGCCAAAACTTTGTATGTGGTTTTACCGCTATGGGTAAATTTCAAAACAACCCACGAGTCTGGATTATACGTCATTTGATATCCTTAGAACTATCAGCGACAGTCTTATCATCGCGAATTTCGAGAACGATCGGGAGGAACAGAGATTCTTCTCCAGCCTTGTTTTTGATACGCATGTTATACTTAATAGCAGCGATCTTACCGATAACTTCCTTGCCTTGCTTACGCTGTTCATCAGAGAAGCCAGAGCCAGCACGAACCTTAATAACGCCATCGTCTGATTCGAGAATCAAAGCGCCGAGCATACCAGCATACTTACCTGTACCTTCTTCGATACCTACAATCTTCAGGTCGCATTCGAGTTCACCTTTGAACTTGATTTGACCCTTGGAGCGTTTATCTTCCCAGATACTGGCTTTGTCTTTCAGGATGATACCTTCTTGACCAGCGGCAAGATACTCTTCAAAGAGAATGTTCGCTTCTTCGATTGTAGCAACTTCAGTGCTAGCGACTCGGTAAACCTTCTCTGGCTTATGAGTGTTAATCAACAGAGACAAACTATCAAGGCGTGTCGAGTACGGAGTGGCACACTCACCAGAAACAAACATGATGTAAGGGATAACGTCCCAAACAGTGGCACGAACCTTAGCTGCGTCAGCGGCAGTGATTGTACCTTTGTTAGCTTTGTTCAGAATACCGTTACCAGTTTGACGATCGAGAGTCAACCCGTTGTCTTCTACTAGAAGTTCACCGTCAAAGACACAATCAACCATACCAGCCATCTTGATGAAGTCTTCATCAAGGTTTCCGAGCAGTTGAATTTCTTTGCCATTGCGAGAGCGATACTCCACTTTGCCATCCCGAACGATTGCGTTGAATCGCATACCGTCCATCTTGAGTTGGACCAGAGCTGGGAACTTGATTTTGTCCACGAGCTTCTGTTCGAATGGGCTGCACAACATTACTGGATATTCGTGCACCAAGCCAGTCCACACGGCGTTTGCTGTTGATACGGAGACTCCACATTTCAAATCCTTTTGAATAATACGTTCAATGACTTTAGCGTCATCAGGGTTCACGGCTTCGAGAATGCGTGTAAGGTGATCAATTGCGGCGTGACCTGTGACGATACGTTCACGAAGGTCATAAAGGGCTGGCAACATAGAAGCCAAAGATGCCGCATGGTCTGTAGTGTTTGGAGTGTAAGCTGGAATCTTACGGATATAGAATTGAGTGAACGGGTCTAGGGCTAGACGTACAACTTCACGCAGGGTTGTATCGTTACGATTGAGTTCAAGCTGTTCAGTTTTAAACAGGCGACCGTTGTTAGAAGCGAGGTCGTTCAAAAAAGCATTAATGTTCATTTCAATTCCTTAAAGGTACGATAACGAGTAGAGAAGCCGATCGCATTCTTAAACTTCGTAACCTTACCAGTGTTTACATTATAAAAAGCAACCATCTTAGACTTGTCGTCAGTCAGATAGTAGATGTGATTCGGACAGGGGTGAAGCCAGTCTTTTGTGGTTTCTTGGAAAGCACGCATCAATTCCTCCTAGTATACAATAATTATACTACGAACCTGAATTAAAGTCAAGCACTTTCAATGAAAAAAGCCACCCGAAGGTGGCTTTGAAAGTAATACTTTAGGTTATAGTCCAGCCAGAGCGCCAGCGCCCATGATTTGGATACCTGAACCGAACAAACGGTTGTATTCATTTTCCATTTGGACATCTGGAGTTGCTTCAGCGGCAATGGCAGTTTTGTAAAGGAATACCTTACCATCTGCATATGGCATATATGGAGCAATACCCACGCCCATTTTACCGTCTGGAGTTTGCTGCAACATAATGCTAGCTGGTTTGTCGATATGGTAACCGATAGCAGATTCGCTAGTTGTTGCCCCGATCAATTCTTCACCGTTGATCATTTTAAATACTTTGATAGTCATACTATTCCTCTATAATAAGTTGTTCAATAAAATCCGCTGCCTGATTATGTCCCATAAAGAATCTCACTCTTATATCTTCCATATCATAACAATTCATAGCCATAACCATAACCTGTTTATTTTTAAACACGGAGACTTTTAATATCCACTCCCCTCGACGAATTGCAGGGAATGAAATCAGGTTGGTGGTTATTTTAGCTTTCATACCAATACTTAGGTACGATTTCGTCTCCAGTAGAAATCAAATGCATTAAAGTTATTCTTGACGTACATATCATATAAAGCGATACGGTCAAGGTAAACATCTTCAGCTAACGTTATCGGCGTAGCAGGTTCAATATGTACAGTGGCGTCTGACTCACCGTACTCTGAAACTACAGTCATATCATTCTTACGAGCGATATGTTTCATGGCTCCATTTTCTGAGAGGCAATGCATGAACACTTCAGTGATACCACGAGTACGAAGCCAAGTAACGGCACGGTCAAACATAGCTTGAGCGTGACCTTGGTTTCTATAATCAGGGTCTACCGAGCAACCTAGCTCAGCTTCACCGTTGGCGATTGTAGCGTGGCAAGCTGCCACAAGCATACCGTCAATATGATCAACGCCGAACCATTTACAGTCTGTGTCGAACGACTTAGTGATGTATCTGATAATGTAATCATCAGATACTGTTCCACCGAAACGTAGTCGGCGGTCTTCTCCGCGAAGGCTAGTTAAATGATTGATAAGTTTTTGCTTATCTAATACAGATAGTTTTCTTGGTGTCATAAACTAAAAGGGAGCCGAAGCTCCCGTCTTTTAATCGTTCAAGAATTGCTTCTCGCCTTTGGCTTTAACAGGAACCTTCACAGGCTTCTTAGCTTCAGGGATAAGACGTTCCAAAGCGATCTTAAGGATACCGTTCAAGAGTTCAGCGTTCTCAACTTTATACTCATCACCGATAGCCCAAGTACGAGTGAACGCACGAGTAGCGATACCGTTGAAGATGTAGTCAGTTGGCTTCTCTGAATTAGAGTTACCCTTAACAGTCAACTTACCACCGTCAAGCTCCACGTCAATTTCGTGTGTAGCAAAACCTGCCACAGCGATTTCAATCGTGTAGTTCTTATCGTCGATCTTACGAACGTTGAATGGGGGATAGTTGGGGATATTCTTAGCCATGTCGTCATGGAATTGTTGCATCTTAGCAACTTGTCCGTCAAAGTCCAAAAAGAACTTATCGAACTCCTTGAATGTATCTTTGGCAAAGAACGAAGGGATGAATGGTTTTGTAGTCATAGTTTCTCCTATTAAGCGAGTTGATTAAATTCTACCACCCGAAGCATGGTAGGTGCTGGTTACTTTCTCCAGCGCACACTGACGGGGTGCAGTCTTATTCATCCGGACGCCTGTTCGCGTAACGTCAAACGCTCCCAAGGTAGGGACACAAGTATTTATTCCGCTTGTGGGCGAATTTTCTTACCAATGTTATATTTTGCCACAAGATTCCAGTCTTGTTTTTCCTTAAAGGAAACGACTTTAATCTGAGACAAAGAAGCCTTGTTATCTGCTTTGGTCGCCGTAACGATCTTTAGCAAATCCCAGTCTTGAAGTAGAGAAGCAATAGCATTTCTACGCTCAATATCTGAGGCTGTAATATTTGAATCCTTGCCATCTAGGGCAAACAATTCCTTGAAGTGAACAATGAAGTAACGTCCTTGCTTATGTAAAATATGGCAAGACTGATACAGTGTGTTCTCTTTCTTAGACGCAATACCGATACGAGTAAGAGTTTCGCGAACCTTCAAAAAGTTATCTGGTTCAGAGAGCGTAACCTCTAGCATAGAATCGGGTGTCCAGTCGTAGTAAATCATTTCGACAGTCATTATCTTCCACCTTTATTTAATTTTTCTTCTATAAGTTTCAATTGTTCTGCCGATAAAAGCTCAAGAGCCTCGGCAGCCTTTTCACTGGAATACCCGTAATATTCCTGTACTAGAAGTAACTTATCAGAGGCTGTTTCTTTTTTAGCCCATTTACTGAAACGTTTCTTCTTAGCGATACTATTTAGTAGAAACTGAAATTGCCATTCCTTAGGGATCGCGCTATGAATATTCATAGCGTTAGCCTGATGAACGGTATCGTGGAAGTAAGACAAACCCCTGTTTACCAAAAATGGTGCATAGTCTTTGTCGTTCTGAAGGTCTTTAAATAGATTCTCTTTCGTCAGGTTAATAGCATTAATGAAGTCAAATGGGCTCATAACTTGATACCAACTTCGTCTAGGTTCTCATCCGATACCACGAAGGTCTTTCCTGGGAACTTCTCAGCGAGGATTTCGTCCAGAGCTGTAAACGTTTCGCCTTGACCCAAGAACTTATCAGTATCAAAATCATAAGCGTACAGAACTTCTTTTTCTTTCTCTAGGCGAATGCGCATAGAGTTAGCTTGTACGTTCTGTTTGATTTCTTCGCGGAGTGATTCGATTTTATTCACGGCGACTTGCTCACGAGCGTACCATCCAATCGCGACACCAACGAACATAACAAAAACTAATGACAAGATTTCACTCATATCAACCTCACTTGAACTTACATTGAACCATAACTTCGGTCATAGCAGCCATGATGTTCAATTCATGGTCAGCGACGAACGCAGCCTTATACTGATACTCAGCCAGAATCAAAATCAGATTCGGGATAGTCGAGGCTTCGACGTATTCGTTGGCGTTATCGTACAAGTCGCGGAACAACGCAGTTGTATCAGCGTCAGAGTTCTTAGCGACCCACTTACGAACTTCGGTGAAGTTACGATCCTTCATGTTATTGATCAGGTCTTTGAACGAGTCTTGAGACAAGTTAATCAGAATACCTGAGTCAATCTTACCAGACACAGAGTAGCGTTGAAGTTCGTTCAACACACGACGCCAGTCAGGGAAGTGCTTAGTAACAAGTTCAGCTACAACCTTTGGATCAAACTCCACGCCTTCTTGTTTAAGAATCTGAGTGGCACGTTTGAAGAATTGTGCAGCTAGGGTTTGTTTGTCTTTACCTTCAATCTTGAACTCAACCACAGCGCAGCGGCTGTGAAGTGGCTCAATGATTTTGTTTTTGTAGTTACATGTAAAGATGAAGCGGCAGTTAGCACTGAACTCTTCCATGTAGTTACGAAGCGCAGGTTGTGTAGAGTTGGCTTGAAGGTAATCAGCCTCGTCAAGAATAACAACCTTCTTAGAGTCAGTAAGCGATACGGTTGTAGCAAAGCCTTTGATCACAGTACGCAGCGTGTCGATATGACCGCCTGTATCTGAACCGTTCAGGATAATGTACTCAGCGCCGATTTCGTTACATAGGGCTTTGGCGATAGTGGTCTTACCCACGCCAGCTGTACCACACAAAAGCATATGTGGAAGTTGACCTTGAGCAACGTAATCCTTAAATGTCTGCTTCAGGTTAGCAGGAAGGATACACTCATCAATAGTTTTAGGACGGTATTTTTCAACCCACAAGAACTGGTTATCGTTCGATTCAATCATAATATCTCCATAATGAAAAAGAGGGAATAGAGTAATTATAACCCTATTCCCTCAGAAAGTCAACTCAAGTTAGACGTCGAAAGAAGAGTCGGCTTCAACGGCAACGTAGTAAACCAAATCGGTTTGTGTTGTAGACTTGAAGCGGGAAATCTTCTTGCTAGATACGCTAACAGCGTAATCGCCAGGAATCATCTTCAAGTTTTCAACCTTCAAGTTCACCTTGAAAGTCTTATCAGTCTCACCGACTGGCTCTTGGAAAGAGTTACCAGTTGTGTTCTTCTTATCACCAACGACAAGAGTAATCTTACCATCGCCACCGACGATAGACACGTCTGACGCACGCAGCACTGAAGCTGTACGCTGGATCATAGTCAACATCTGGTTAGTCAGGTCAAAGTTCACTTCAGCGTCAGCTGGGAAAGTGATAGCCTTTGTCGGAGCAGTAAGCACTGAAGCGTCAGCGGCAAAATACTTGATGCTCATATTACCTTGGGTAATCTTACACACTTTGTCAGTGAATGTCAATTCTGGATCATCGAACAAACTCATAGCGCCCAAGAACTCATTGAGGTCATAGATGCCGAAGTCAGGGAATGTCTCAGTCACGGTCACATCAGCCATCACGTTCTTCTGAGCGGAAATGGTTGACAATTTAGTACCCTGCTTCAAAAGAAGGTTGCTGTTGATACCAGCGAAGTTCTTAAAAATGGCAAGGGTGTCTTTAGATAATTTCATATTTTCTCCTAATCAATGTATCATTACTATATAGAATCAATTATGCCTTAAAATCGCTTCCAAGGCAAATTTATTTACCAGTCCGAACTTACCGAACTAGACGAATCTGACGAACTCCAAGAAGAGGAAGAATCGCTAGAACTTGACGAATACGAACTAGATGTATCCATCGAACTGGAGATTGACTTGCGAGAATCGCTGTCGTCAAAACCCCAAGAACTTTCAGACTTACTTACACCAACACTGCGTTCTTCGCGAACAGGTTCAGAACGACTATTATCATTCCAGTGATGGATAGTGTTAGCGATCATAGCTACATCGGCGATATCGCTAAGAATGTTAGACGATTGAACCGATTGTGTAGGCGATGGAGTATAAGTCACTGTCGTCTCTTTACCACGAGGTGGTACAGTAGACTCTTCACGCTTCACGAAGGTACGCTTCTTACGAGGCACTGAGAATGTTTCTTCCAAGTGAGCCTGAGCCAAACTTTTACGAGCCTCATCAGCTTGACGACGAAGCTTCTCGCGTTCACGGGTATCTGTTGCACGGGCTTCTGCGATAGCTTGTTGGCGTTTCAACTCGGCTTCAACTTTAGCGTTATGAGCCTTAATCATACTTCGGATAAACAAACCTGTAATGCAACAGGCGACGAAGAAGATAATAATTGCTAGGATATCGTCCATATTATTTACCCACATTCAACACAGGAGATGGACCACCAAGAACCAGAGTACCACCTTTGAAGTTAGCGA